GCAAATGTCAACCGTTTAGTGACCGTATTTTTCTTTAATACGCTTTTTTCGATTGGATTTTCTGTTTTTGTTTCTTTGTTCTCGTTTACGTCGGTCTTGCGTTTTGAGATCTTCCCATTCAGACTCAGGGAAATCCCTAAATCGTTTGGCCATTCTTGTTTCCTTATCGCATATCCATCGGAGTTGTGAATAAGTTGGGGAATGCTTCCTCAACTGTTTTAAGAGTGACACCTTTGACTGGTGTATGTGAAATCATATTATTTGCAAGAAGTTCAGCATCGTTATCTTCAATATCTTCTAATAAAGAAATGAATAATGCTTCTCTTTTAATTTGATTTAAATTTTCGTATCCGCCACCTTTAATGAAAATTTTCAGACGCCTTGCTTCTCTATAAAGCATTGTATTAGCATCTGGTAGATTATTTTTCTTCCAAGGTGGGGCTGTGTCAGGTATTAAAAACTCAATCTCGTTATCATAAATGAGTCTCAATACTGTGCGAAAGGCTGGATTATCATTCTGTTGTAAGAATGCAACCTTTTCTTTTTTCGATTTAAGTTTGCCGGTTTGATTTAGAATATCCGACATTGATAATTTTAAAGCCATACTAAAAATCCTGTATATCTGTTATCAAATGTTTCAATTTGTTTTTTACGAAATAATTGAACAGCATTTCGCGTCCAACTTCTTTCTCTTTATTAAATTCTGAAAGAATGGTATCTTTGTATTCTTGGGGAATCATTGATAAATCAATCATTTGTTTATTACGATTAAATCTGAGTCTGGTTTCTTCGTCCATGTTGTCAGGTTGTTCTGTAAGAGTTAGCATTCTCTTTTTTGTCATTGGACTTTGTCGTTGTCCAATCGCCAAACAATTATCAGAACTTAAGACATTTGGTACACCGTCACCAACATCACCTTTCAGAATATGTTCTTGTAAATATTTATTCGGATTGTCATTCCTAATCCAGCGTTTGAGTACTGGGTTATATTGGTCGACATTTGCGTATGTGTGCAATTGAATAAAGTCTTTATCACCAGAAAGAATTAAGATTTTTTCTCCACCGACATTAAGGTCCATACCATGTTCATGAACAATCGTCGCGATAATATCATCAGCCTCACAACGTTCGACATTAATGACCTTATATGGGAAAAATTCCTCAAGCTCTGCTCTGATTTTATGAATCACATCAAATAATTTTGACCAATCCAATTCTGAGTCATCTCTGTTCTTTTTACGATTTGCCTTATAATAAGGAAAATAATCTCTTCGCCATACATTCATATTATCAACACAGATAACAATTTCTCCATAATCATTAGAGAACTTTTTCCTGTTATAGCGAATACTGTTTAAGAACATGTGGCGAATTAGATTTTCATCTAGTTCCACATTTGTGTGATTTCCAATACTGGCAAATAGACTTGCTAGCATTACCTGGTTATAATCAACTAATATCATAATTTAAATCCAAAGTTATATTTTGTATATTTTAATCCATTTCTGGGTCAATGTCAACACTTTCCTCAATATTTTTTTTAAACCCACCTGTAATAAGGTCTCCTTCTTCACTAAAATGCGTAATGCAATTTTGTTTTGCGAAGCCGTGGAGCGGATGGTCTGCGTCCATTGAGAGTAAGTGTAGTGCTTTAATGCTTTCAAAAACCAGAATCATATTAGGAAAATATTTGTCAATATTACTATCAAAATTACAACCAGCACGGTCCATTTCACCTAATACATTTTCCCAAATAATTTGAGCAAGTTCTGTTGAATAACTTTCTTTATATTCAGTTAATCTTTGCTTAACATCTTCGGGAGTTAAGGGAGGATTATCTAATCTGATGTTTGGAAATTGAACTACATTATCCGGCTTTTTGTTTGCCATTCTCGATTACGTTCCTTAAGACAGCATTCCACATTGTGACAAATGATGGAATATTATTCCTTGCCAATGCGAATCTATCTGAATATGTAAATCCGTTAAAATAATTTGGGTCATTGCGCATTGCTGTAAGAATTTGTCTTGTCACTGCAAAAGCATAATTTGCGTGTCTTTGCGTATCCTCAATGTAATCATACATAATTGTAGCATTTGCTGCTGTTTCTGGTAATGCAGCAAAATTTGGGTGGATACAAATACACTGGCTCTTAATTGCTTCAATCAATGCAATACAGCTTGTTTCTGGCCAAATATTCGGATATAAGAAAATATGAGATTCCTGTAATGCCGCCAATACTTCCTCATTGCTTTTTACACCATGATAAGTCATATTTGGATGTGCTTCAATATTTTTGTATAAGCCTTTATAAGCTTCATCTCTTGTAGGCCAACCATAAATGTCGAAGCCCGAGTAAACATCTAAATGAATATTATCAAATTCTTTTGACAACGCATCAAATACTGGAACTAATAATTCCAAACCACGATGTGGAGTTGTGTGATAAATGAAACGAATTTTTTCAGTTCCCATTTGAACTGGTTTATATTCTTTTTCAATTGCATTATGAATCACTGAACATTTAGAATATGGAATTCCAAATCGAACAATATATTGGTCTCTTTGCCAAGAAGTCACAAATACAAAATGGTCAAATTTTTCCCAACCACCATCATTCAGTACTCTATTTTCTGGGTCGACCGCAAGGTCGTGACACCAAAGAATATTTGGTACGTCATTATATAATTCTCTAGGTCGTGATAAATGGACTGCAACTTGTGATAATAATTCTTTATCTCCATTATCTACAAGGCGCTGCCTCATCATTTCAGTTCCACCATTGGAATTTTTTGACAAATCTGTGTCAATAATTTCGCCTTTATATACTACGCTCATTGTATTGTTGCTCCAACTTCATCAACGGCCTTTTCGATTTGACCTTGTAATTCTTGTCTTAATAGACTTAATTCTTCTTCTAACACATTGATTGCTGTGTAATACTGACCACCCGCTTGAGCAGGAATTTTAGCCTTAAGGTCCATTATGACCTCTCGGATTGCATCATACTTATCCATTTTATTCATCATTCTAATTCTCCATAAATTTTATGTGATTCACGTTCATTGTCAAATAATTCTTCAAGCGACAATTTCGAACCTTTATTTTCCCACCAATCTCTCAAAAATTCGTAAGAGTAAAAGGCAGATTTGGCTTGTTCGTTATAATAATATATATTCTTCGAGCGAAAATCCATTACATTGTGGTTGAATAATGGCATCGTAATCACTAATCCAAATCCATGTAAAAGATTATTCTCGGTAGTCACTGGACTTCCTAAAGGCATACGATAATGGATATTGCCTTGTCCAAAATCGTCGAAATAGTATTCCACTATTTTCTTTGCATATTCGCGTTTCATAATATAACATTGTAGGCCGTGGTCCCATAATTGTCTTTTTCTTGGAACCATTGGTATGTACTCATTGTTTACATCGTAGGGATATTCAAATACATTACACAAATGCAATGCTCCCCAATCCCAGTTATTACACTTTTCGATATATTCAAGAAGAGTAAAATTCCAATGTTCTACTGTATCGTAATTTAAATCGTCCTCAAAGAAAATACCCATCTCTTCATCAGTATTTTCATACCACCATTTAATGGTGAGCATATGTGAGGAAGTGACACCTTTTGTAGTTGTCTCACAAGCGAATTTATCGCCGACAAACTTGATCGAATCTTCGTTATATCTTTCGTAGGAATGTATATTAATATCATCAATGCCGAGCCGTGCAAACTCTTTTCGAGTCCATTCAGCTCTGTCTGTACATTCTTTAAGATTGATTATGTTCGGTTTCGGTATTCCCTTCAGCTTGTTCTTCAGTTCTATCAAGATTAAAATCTTCCTTTAATTCATTATAAATGTCAGTTAATATATTGTGGAAATTACGCACAGAACCATTATTGTGTACTCTGTAGGTCTTTAAATTTAATTCTTCTTTTAACACGTAGGCTTTATCAACTGGAGTTTCAAACCCAATGGTAAATTCTTTAATTAATTTGCCATTAAAATATCTACGCGAATCAGTAGAATAATCATGGCCTTCTCTTGTTAGCTGAACAATAACAACATTTTCTGCTCCAACTTTCTCAATAACGGGTTCGAGCTCTTCAATAAAACCACCATCAGCGATTGCATAATTTACATCTTCTTGAATCTCTTCAGCAACACGCTGACCAAAATAATCTTTACCGTGCATAGGTTTAATTACATTTTCAGAAACGTGAATCATGGCTTGTCGTCTTGATAAATTATCCAGAGCAAATTCTTCTTGTTCTTTAATTTCTCTGTTATTATATCCTTCCATAAACCATTCTTCGTTCACACCGTAATGATTCATTGTTTCTTTGAATAGCTGATACTTAAAACTCAAGGCTTTAAAACCAAAAACCTCTTTAAATAAATCAGCTGCCTCATCTTTGCCAGAGGCTGGTGGGCCGTTAAAAATTACTATCATAAGTTTTCTCTATATTCTTGGAACCCATATTTACAGATATAATAAGCATCTACAACGTCCGTTATCGGATTCCAACTTTTGTTTATTATACCACATTTCTCTCGAATGTCAACCCCTGTTTCAGATTCAAAAGCTTCTATCATCATTTCTTTATTTGCATTACCTTTACCAGTTGCAAACTTTTTAATCACAGTGGGAGCGTAAACACCAAATTTTCTTTGTTCTTCCCAAAGTTTGTGTTTGAACAAACCAGCATTTTCTGCAATTTGGAAAACTCTTCCAACCGCGCCAAATGCATAGCCCTCGATACCAACAAAATCAGCATCAAGAACTTTTTCTAATGACCACGAACCAAGTATATCATATCTTTCTTGGTCGTCAGCCCAATTGTCAGGATACATTGTTGCGATATACTGACCTTTATCACCTTGCAACAATTTTTTCTGTTTTACATAATAGTAAAACTTACAGTTATCGTATGACCAATCCTCTCCAATATGTACACAGATGGCTGGACTAGATAAACTGTAGTCAACTCCTGCAAATTTCATAATATACTCCATAATTTAATTATAGAGATATTTATTCAATCTGCTCTATAAAAAATATGCGAACCTATATGTCCTACAAAATGAAAACTTGGAGCCCAAGGCGGTTTCACATAATTTGCATGATAATGTGTAGCACCTTCAGTTAAGCCTCGGTATAAATCATTATTTAATATTTGATATGATATAATTAATGATTCAGCCCAAGCATCGGTTTCCATTGGGTCATCTTTCAGGCCGTCACAATACCAACTGAATTGACATCGTCCTTTAATTGGAACTTCTCTT